TTATCTGATTGCTTTCAGCAAATCAGTACAATCACTAATGCTAAAGAAGATTTAAAAAATCGTCACCAAAAGAAAAAGAACAGTTTCTGGGGTTCCCTAAGTGGGCAAACAGACACCGACATCGAAGAGTTTATGGCCCTTGAGAAAATCAAGCAGGCGGAAACTGAACTTGAGTCTATGATAAAAATATATGGACGTTCCGGACTCTGGGATGATTGGGTACGTTTTCAAGCAGAAGCTCGTAAACGTCGGATTAAAGAAAAAGAAGACGCTAAGAAAGCAAGCTTAAAACGATATAACTATTTTAGTTACGCTATTGGTGCGTTGGTACTTGTTGTTGGTATTTACCTACTGGTCATGTGGATCGGCTTTTTAATAGAACAGAAAGGTTAACGCCCCCTGATTGCAATTTCTTTGCAAAAGTAGTAAGAAAACAATATATACTACATTATGACTTCTTCTTTAAAGGTGTGAACATGCTGCAAGCATTAATTGGACCTGTAAGCGGATTACTTGACAAGTTTATTCCCGATGCAGATCAAAAAGCCAAACTGGCCCATGAGATTGGGACCATGGCAGAGAAACATGGGCAGGAGATTGCCCTAGCGCAAATAGCTTTAAATACTGCCGACGCCAAAGGTAACTGGTTTCAATCGTCATGGAGGCCGTTATGTGGGCATGTTTGCGTTCTTGGTTTAGCCGTCAATTTTTTAGTCTCGCCAATTGCCGCAGGTTTTGGAGTAGACGTTCCACAAGCGGACATGAGTGTGATGATGCCTGTACTCATGGGAATGTTGGGACTGGGCGGTCTCAGATCATTCGAGCGGGTGAAAGGCGTAATAAAATGACTTTTAAATTATCGCAACGCAGTCTTGGTAAATTAGAGGGGGTACACCCTCAACTCCAAGAAGTAGTTAAAAAAGCTATTGGCTACACTAACGTAGACTTTGGCGTGACTTATGGTGTTCGATCTCTTGAAGAACAAGAACGTCTGTATAAATCTGGTCGATCACAAACGATGAACTCAAAGCACCTTCTTCAGGACGATGGCTTTTGTCATGCGGTAGACGTAGTTGCTTACGACGGTTCCGATGTCGTTTGGGAAATTAACGTTTATGATGATATTTGTGATGCGTTTAAGAAAGCCGCTATTGAAGTAGGGTTGTCTATAAAATGGGGCGCAGCATGGTCAGAAGGAGATATTCGTACTTATGAAGGAACTGCGGAAGATGCTATGAACGCTTACATAGACTTGCGTAGAAGCCAGTCTCGTAGGCCTTTTATAGATGGGCCGCATTTTGAGGTAATCGCATAAAATAATACTTTGTCCTAGCACATCTTATACTTTATGTGCTACGATATTATCAGACATTGTTCGATAATATGCGAGGTATAAATGGACGACATTTATGTGGCTGAAGCCGTCTTTCGAATCTTGAGAGAGAGACGCCAAGGCATTTTAGATTTGATGCAGTATGGTAACGTTAAGTCTATGGAGCAATATCGTGAGCTTATGGGCAATATGGAATGTCTAAATCACGTGGAACAGGAACTCAAGGGCCTGCTAGATAAACAGGAGCGATCTAATGACTAAATCTAAGATAGATTTGTCTGCTGCGCCTAACGCTGCTTTTCAAATAAAAGCGGAGTCGGGACCATCAGAACCGATCAAAAAAACAGAACAAGCGCCAGAAGAGAAAAAAAGCGACAAGCCTAATCTCGCTGATGCTTATGTAGAAAAACCTCGTCTCAACCCTGAGATGATTGGTAAATCCCTTCTTGACAGAATGCCCCAACCTACTGGATGGCGGCTTTTAGTTCTACCTTATCAAGGCCAAGGAAAAACCGCTGGCGGTATCTTCTTGCCTTCTGAAACGATGGAAAAAAGCCAAGTATCCACACAAGTCGGTTACGTTCTGAAAGTTGGCCCACTGGCCTATGCGGACAAACAAAAGTTCCCGTCAGGTCCATGGTGCGAGGCTAAACAATGGGTATTGTTTGCTAGATACGCAGGGTCACGGTTCCAAATTGACGGTGGAGAGGTTCGTATTCTTAACGATGACGAAATCCTATCTACTATTTTGGACCCAGAAGATATTCATCAATTAACATAAGGAGAGATAGAGATGGCAGAAGACAATGAACAAAATGTCGAACTGGATGTCAGTAATTCTCAAGAGACCGAAGTAGAGGTCAATGAGGATTTAACGAGCAAAGACGACGATAGGTCTGGTGGCTCAGACGATCAGTTTGAAAAAGCAGAAACCGCAACGCAAAAGCGTATAGACCGGTTAACTAAAAAGATGCGGGAAGCCGAGCGCCGTGAGCAGGAAGCAATAAAGTATGCTCAAGCTGTTCAGGGGGAATCAAATAACCTCAAGCAACGCATGACGAGTTTGGATACTAATTATGTTACAGAGTATACAAACCGTGTTAACACACAAATGCAGCAAGCAGAGGCCGCATTAACTCGCGCAATTGAGATAGGTGATAGCCGAGCAACTGTTGAAGCTCAACGGGCGCTTACCGGTTTGGCCATTCAACAAGACCGAGCTAACCAAGCAAAAGCACAGTCTCAGCGTCAGCAACAACAAGCTGCCGCCGCACAACAGCATCAAGCTCGACAACCAATGCCTGCGCAACAACCGAAACGTCCTGATCCGAAAGCTGAAAGCTGGGCCATGAAAAATAGCTGGTTTGGCTCAGACGAGGCTATGACTTACGCAGCTTTTGGTATTCACAAGAAATTAGTCGAAGAAGAAGGGTTTGACCCGCAGAGCGATGACTACTATACTGAGTTAGATAACCGTATTAGCTCTAAGTTTAATACTGGTGCAGCTTCTAACAAACGCCCCGCTCAGACGGTGATAGGAGCTTCAAGGAATACATCTGGGCGCAGTGGGAGAAAGGTTAGACTCACCCCTAGCCAAGTCGCAATTGCGAAAAAATTGGGTGTGCCGCTTGAAGAATATGCGAAATACGTGAAGGAGTAATGAAGATGACAGACCAAACAAACGAAATGGGTTCTTCCATCAAGAGAACTTCTCGCGCAAATGAAACTAGGGACAAACAGGCTGTTCGTAAGCCATGGGCGCCCCCGTCAATGCTAGAAGCACCACCTGCCCCTGATGGCTTTAGACATCGTTGGATTCGAGCGGAAACGCGTGGATTTGATGATACAAAGAATATCAGTGCCAAAATGCGTGAAGGTTGGGAATTGGTCCGTAAGGATGAATACCCTGACTTTGAATCGCCAGTTGTCGAATCAGGTAAATATCAAGGTGTGTTCGGAGTAGGCGGACTGCTTCTTGCCAGAATACCGGAAGAAACTGTAGCCGAGAGGACTGATTACTTTAAGCAACGTAGTCGAGACCAAATGGAAGCAGTTGACCACGATATGATGCGTGAGAATGCTCACTCAACGATGAGGATTAGCAATGCTGATCGTCAATCTCGTGTAACCTTCGGCGGTCCTAAAAAATGAGGACTGCCCTAAATAGGAGAAACAACTAATGGCAAATCAAAATACTGCCTATGGTCTTCGTCCTATCGGGCTTGTTGGCTCTGCGACAAATTCAACTGGTGTCACCCAGTATGAGATCGCATCTAACAATACCAACGCTATTTTTCAATATAGCCTTTGCGTCCCTTTGGCCGCAGGTGTTATTGATCAAGCTGGTGCTACCAATGGTGGTACTACGCAGGCGTTAGGTGTCCTGATGGGTGTGGAGTATGTGGATTCGGTTTCTAAGAAGCCAATCTTTATCAACTACTGGCCCGGTTCTGGGTCCGTCAGTGCTGACACAAACCACCCTGTAAAGGCGTTTGTTGCTGACAATCCAAACCAGCTATTCAAGGTCGCGTCTGACGCCACTTTGACAGACAGAGCAACAGCACAAGCAGCCGTTTTCGCGAACGCTTCCTTGGGTACTTCTGCTCGCACAGGTTCTACCGAAAATGGTAGTTCCAATTCCGCCTTGGGCGTTTCAACAATCAATACTACGGCGACGCTTCCGCTTCGAATCGTAGGTATTTCGGATGACGTAGCAAACAGTGATTACACTGCTGCTGGTATTCCGTTGATTGTGAGAATTAACGCTCATTTCAATTCACCGAGTAGCCGTTTTGATTCGCAGACTACTGCGACGACAACGGGCATTTAAGGAGGGCTAAACAATGGCTATTTCTCGCGCACAATTAGCGAAAGAGCTAGAACCCGGTCTAAATGCACTATTTGGATTGGAATACAACCGTTACGAGAATGAGCACGGCGAAATCTTCGACGAAGAGTCTTCGGACAGAGCGTTTGAAGAAGAAGTTATGCTTGGTGGTTTCTCAACAGCACCCGTAAAAGGTGAAGGCACTGCCATCACTTTTGACGATGCTCAAGAGACGTACACCGCTCGTTACACCCACGAAACTATCGCTTTAGCATTCTCAATTACTGAGGAAGCTATTGAAGATAATTTGTATGACCGACTAGCGTCGCGTTACACCAAGGCATTGGCTCGTTCAATGGCTCAAACCAAGCAGATTAAAGCTGCCGCTATCCTGAACAATGCGTTCACGG